TTGATAGCATCCATAAGATTAACCATGCAACTAAGGCAGACTTTCCTATTCCACGACCTGAAGCAACAGCAAGTCTAAACATCTCTGGTGTTACTTCGCCTTTATTTCTTTGTATGTGAATTGATAAATCTTTTAAAATTTTTTTCTGCCACTCTCTTGGGCCTGTAAAATCTTCGAGGGGGGTGTCCTTCTGTCCCCAGGGGAAGATGAACATTACAAAGTTGTATGGATCATCAGCAACTTGAGGTGACCAAACTTCGGTCATTAGTTGTTGTTCAGCTTCAGCACCGTATTTCATATATTTACCAAAATTATAAATAATAAAAGATTACCAAGTCCAGCTATGGTTAGTATTTCTATCATTCCAGTTATTGCCTCTTTCATATTCTACTCAAAAAAAATTAAAAAAAATTAGTTCAACAGTTACACGTAATATACCCGTGCGAAAAAATGCAAGGGGGGGGTATGATTATTTATGCTCGGAGCATGAGCAAATCAAATCATGGGCGAACCCTTGCTATTAGCGGTAATGCCTTTTATGTGAATTAGCTAATCACCCTTATTATCATTGTTTTTTATATCGTTCTGATTATTTACCAGTTGTCCCGAGTCTATATCTGTTGATTTAACGGCGTTTATAACTTTGGGTTTCTTTATAGTCGCCATAGAGTCGCCGAGTCTATCTTTTGCACCAGTCAAAACATCATTTAGATTGATAGTAGCGTGAACATTCTCGACTCGATCTTTCCATGTCTTTGGGTCTTGGTTCTTTAAATAGAATATCTGGGCAGTGACGTTGCCATCAGTTGCCGAAGTAAAAAGAGAATTAGTCACTTGTGCCAACCCTTTCGCTTGCCCCCTTTTTAAAGCGTCTTCAAATTCACCTAAACGCTTTCTATTGCGGTCTATAGTATTCCAGGAAACACCCAAAGCACGGGCAATTTGAGTAGTACCAAGACCACGAGAAGCTAAGTTTTCTACTTGCTCCAAATCTAATTCAATACGTTTTCTACCTACTTTTTTTATAGGTTTATTGTCGTTTTTACTCAAAAATTGCTCCATATTTGAAATTTTTTTATGCTCCTTAGACCCTTATATTACAGCATTCCTCATAAAAACACTAAGATTTATTGTCTAAGTGTTTGTAATATAGAGTAAATTAGAGTTATAATTCGTACTGTAAGGAAAACAAATACTTTAGGAGGTACTTACAAAATGAACGAGATAATAAAAAAAGTTGAATCAATAAACGAAAACCAACTACACATGAAAATTGTAGCCATGAGAGTTAAGGCATTAATTAGAGCAAAGAGAGAAGGAAATAAAACTTTAATGGATAAGGCATATAATGGAGCCGTTGAGGTATGCACCAATAATTTACAACTCTCTATGAACGACACCATAAAAACAATTAACCACATGATATGGATTAACAACTAACCCCAACCCAACCAAACAAGCCCGCTTATGTGGGCTTTTTGGGTGAGAGTCATAACAAATACTTTAGGAGGTAAATGACATGAACTACAAGAAACAAGAAATAAGAGAACACTTAGAAGACTTTTTAAAAGATGCGATTGAATATGATAGCGAATATTTAATTAACAATGATAACCAAGAAGTACATCATGATGCTTTTAATACTGATTACTACATCATAGGAACTTACAAAGCTAAAGAATGGCTAGGTAATGAAGTCTTTAATGTTATTGATTTTATAAAAGAATATGAAATGTATAACTTTGGCGAAGTCTATACAGACTTTAGCGACCCCGAAAAGATAGTGAACATGTATACATATATTATAGGTGAGCAACTTTGCTCTTATGGTTTATGTGAATACGTTAATGACGAGGTGGCGCAATGAGTACACCAAATAACATAATAATTAGGCCAGTAAGGAATATATATAATTACTCTACTGGTAAAGTTGAAACGCACACCATGACACAAAAAGAAATAGTGCGTCTTGCTAGATACCTTAATAAATACTTTCGCAATCACTGGCAAACGTACAACGAGGGTGGATATGGTGACGAGGTGACACAATGAGCATACCAAAAACCAAATCAAGTAAAAGCATCATAGGACAGCTTCGCAAGAAGTACGGCCTAAAAGACAATACGCCTATTCACAAAGTAGAGATAGCAATGTCTCCAAAGGACTGGAAAGCGTTTAGCACCGCTTTAACCTTTCCAAATGGTAAACCAACACAAAGGGGGAAATAATGGACATACAAATATTACCAATACTAATAATAATGGCCGTATGCCTTTATGCAGTCGCGTTAATCGTCAAGGATAAAGATAGATGATATTTTCAATAAACATCAACGGCTTAATCATTGACTGGTGCTACACCATAAACAACCAAGAGAAGCAATATCATCAAACATGGATACCCAAGATCGCAGATATTCAAATACTAACTAAAGACCTAAACGGCCTAACAGTTAGCGAAGTTAGAAAAACAATCTTAGAAGATATCCAACCCGATATACAAATGGTGAGAGATAACACCAACAAGAAAGCGAAAGCTAGGAGGCAAAAAAATGTCTAATGAAGGAGATAGAACAAGAGAACTGATAGAAATAGAACGCGACTTAAAATCGGCACCAATAAAAGATGTTGAGAGAGTCTATACCGTTGAGTTTATGCCCATTGAATTTAATATATTCGTAGGCAACAAAGAACCAACGAGGGAAGAAGTAGGCAGGGCAATCATTCAAGAAATTGAAAACGATACCTTTTATTATAAAGAAGTTATTAAACACGTTAAAAATGAAGATTGACCCGCACCAACTAGAACAAGCAACCGCATTTATACTAGAGACTAATAAATATATTTACGAACAAGCAAGGAAACTAGCAACGCAACACCTAGAAGCAGAAGATAACAAGAACTTTAAATCTAGAATTAAACGCTACGAACCTGAAAGCAAAGAAACGCTTTTGCACTTCGCCGATGAAATAACCGCATGGGCGGAATGTGAAAAGAACTATCCGCTTATGGATTTCATAGATAAATTTTTTAAAATTAAAAAGGGATATTAAATGATAAGAGTACAAATACACGGAACAACAATCTTCGGCTACGTCCGAGGAGACTACAAAGACAATAAACTCAAAAGAGTTGCTTTTCTTGACGAGGAGACCAAACAAGTAAGAAGAGTAACTAAAAACCAAATTAAAGAAACTTATCAAAAAGAGAGGTATAACTAAAATGACTAAAACATTACTACAAAGCAGAATAATGCACAAAGAAACTAAAAAACCTTATGTGCTTTTAAAACAAGAAGGCGATAAATACTATATTGATGTTCTTAAATACAAAGGCGATGAATACGAACCAAAAAGAAAAAGCGGTATTTATTCAGACATTGAATATTTTAAAACGTATGATGAAGCAGATACTTCATTCATTCAATCTTGTTTAAGGTATAATTAACCAATCACGGAAGCTGAGAAGAGTAAACCCTCAACCCCCTAAAGTATATTACTCTTCTTGGCTTTCTCTCTCCAACATCACACCTAAACCAACAAATAAGAAATGCTTATGCTGAACCCCTCTCTTTAGGCTTCGCAATACTTTCCTCTCTCCGTCAATCGCACACCAAATAATGTTCTGATCCATAAGATTCTGAATACCTTTACTAACGGTCTTCCTGTTCATACCAATCATTAATGCCAAGTAGCTAACCGCATCATGGCTAGAATAATCTTGAGCCGAATACCTCTCACATAAAGCATACAATACGAGCTTCTCCCTACCCTTTAAATCGGTTCTGCCTAAATGCTTCTTGTACCACTTCCACACAACCTTCTTAAGCTTCGAGTAGCTTTTATACTTCATGGCTACACCGTAGGTTATCAACCCACTCTTCTCTGGCGTTTCAATCGCTTCGACTACCAACCACCATTTCGTATCCTTCAACTAACTAACCGCCTTGAGACTAAAATCCCTTTTCGTAAACCAATCATTCATTAACACCATCGAGTCTGGGCAAATCGTATAGACTCTCTCCCTTTTATCCTTCCCTACCTTCTTGCACATATATCCTCTCGCCACAAAGTCGTCTAACACCGTTGCTACCGTTGACCGACTCCCCATACTGTTCGGCAATAGTTTCACTATTGCTTCAAAATTAATGCTCTTGCTACTCGCGTCAGCAATAGCAACCTCCAACACTAATAAATAATGCAACGGGTCTAACCACCAGAACGCCATGAAACCTTTCCTCCGCTTATTCCTATAAAATTCATCTCTCGCTTCTACCATTCTTGCTTCTAACTGTTTCATTTTGCTCCTAAAGTTTTATCGATTCATGTAATGATTTGTTATAGTATTACAACCCAACATTATCGGTAAATATTACTGATACTTTTTATCCCTGAGAGATGAGCCGACAGGCTCACTCTCTCTATTAGTCTAGTCTTGGATATATGGGTACCCGTATGGTCAATCATTGGGTATATGGGTACCCTGCTATTGGGTATATGGGTACCCAATCAATTATCCTTATTTTTATCTTTTTTAGACTCTTTTTTGGTCTTTTTCTTACTAAATATCCTATCCCAATTATCCTCAAATATTTTCTTATCTATTTGTCTTGGTCGTTGGTCACTTCCCTTTCCATTCATTTAATTTACTCCTTCTTTTTTTTGGTGGTAAACCATAACTAACGCATCACATTTAGGGCATGATAAATTAGTGACAATTTCATAATCTTCATTTCCATAATCTTCACCCGTATGGTCGCCACCCCATATTAATTGTTCATTACATTGCCAACATTTCATTCTCCTTTCTCCTTAATCCCAATCAAAGGATTTATTATTTTCTAAAATTTCTAAAACTGCACCACGTCTAACCAGTGTTTTGGTTGCATAATCTACGTTGCCAGAATTACTTTTAACTAGACTGGCTTTAACAACTGCCATTCTATCTACTTCAATACCTTGCTCCATACATATCTTCTCGCAAGTATCGTTATCCGCTAACCACATAGCTATCGCAAACCTAACTGAATCAGTAATACTTGAAGCACCTCTTATCTCGGCTCTATGCGAAAGTGCATCATCTGAATCATTAGTAAGGGCAGATTTTGCCAAGTGATGAACTGTGAGACAGGTAATACCCAGTCTTGCACTTATATTTGCACAATAACTACCCCATAACTGACCAACTTCATTACTTGAACTAATATTTCCAGTCGTAAATGCTTGTAATGGGTCGAATACAACCAGTTTTAAGTTTGGTATTGTCTTTAATTCTTCTACTAATTCAGTTGCTTGGGACGTAATACCTTCTTCTCTTAATAAAATCATTGGTTCTTTTTGTTCTGGAATAGGAAATACATAAACGTCATACTCGGATTGAAAACGTAAACCTAATGGGTCTAACGCATCAATCCTTCTATGCACCTCGCCAAGATCGTCTTCAGCTGCAAAAATTACAGTAGAGCCTTTTTGTTTTATAGTTTTACCCCACCAATCACCTCCAGTTGCAATGCCTAAAGCTAATTGAATCATTGATAAAGATTTACCAACACCACCGACAGCCGCAATGATTCCTGGTTTACCAAAAGGAATGAAACTATCTACTAACCACTCTATTGGTTTTGGTTCTTCAACCAAGTTTCTAATAGCGTATTGTCTAATATTAAATTTAGACTCAACTAACTCTAACTTAACTTGTTCTAAACCCTTCTCTAAATACAAATCATTGAAGTCACCAATGATAGAGGGCAATCTGGAAACTGCATTAGTAATACTATTGACTACTTCATTGGCACATTTCTCGCCAATCCCAGATGTATCGTTATCAAGTGCAATAATAAACTTTGCATTAGTGATAGAACGCAATCTCGTACACGCAGAGACACAGAAATTTGCAGAGAATACCACCGCGACAGGTAAACCCGTAGCTTCGTATATAGAGGCTCCTGTTGCGTATCCTTCACATAAAATAATTGTTTCTAAACCAGGTAATTCATGTGCCTCACAACCAATTAAGAATACATTACCCTTTACTTCACCGCCCCCAGCAAACTTTTTACTGCCATCTGGCATGATGTATTGAAGGGACTTTATTTCTGAAACTAATATTCCATTATCACTATTCTTTATGATAGAATTCACACCGATTAATAGGTTTCCATTAATCGTTTTTAACCCATAATTTTTAATCTTTTTATTTGTGAGATACTTATGCTCTATAACTTCATTCGCACTAGCAAACTTTTCTTTGACATATACGGCAACTTGTTCATGTTGTATTTTTTTAGCCTCTTCTCGCCTCTTTTGTGCCTCTTCGAGCTTGGATTGTAATATCCTTTTTTGCTCCGCAGACATCTCATTGGGATTGTAAGAAGTAAACTTGTTCTCTAAATTGGTTCTCCAATTACCATAAACGCATACAAAGTTTTGATCTAACTGATTATAAACATAATACCCAGAACGCTCTCCACCTTTATCTGGTCTATGATTTATACCAGCACTTACAGGAACTCTAACTAAGTTTCCCGTTGTATCTAAGTAATCAACTAACAAACCATGAGAACGCATCTCATTAATTAAATCAGCATTAGATTTACTTGTATTACTAAAGGCATAGTTGTCATCTAAGACAACGCCCTTATCACCATAAAATTGTGTTAAGTCAGTCATCAGCCTGTGCCTTGGAGTTATTGAGATAACTGGACACAAGCCTTCTTATAAAACTAATCCTATCTTCTTTAGTCCATTCATGCAGGACAAAGGATTTATTTTTCTTAGAAACTTCTAGGTACGTTGACTTACTATCACTTAGTGCAACAGATAACAGCTCCTCGTTAATCTGTGCGAAATTTTTAATTTGCTCCATTTTTTTACCTTCTCCAATAAATTTAAGATGTTCATAACAACAGGCACCTTTTATCTTGCCGTTGCGAATATGAAGTAGCGGAGACGCAAGTCCATGACAGTATGAACATAGACTTGGCCTTCGATACTTTAGATCATCATTATTAAAAAGGTAGGTCGTCTTCGTCTTCGACATCGCTAGGGAACATTTCCTCTTTATCTTCTTTTGGTAATACGTCTTTAGGGTCAGCGTTATCTTCAGTAGCAGTAGAACCATAAGGCTTCCAACCATTACCAAAGTCATCTTTGACTTCTAAATAACCCTTCTCGCCAACGACTAATTCGCCTTCGACTTTTTTACCAAGAAGTTCATCAGAGTTTTTCATTGACGCTACTCCCATTGCATTTAGCATTTTCACCAATGACTCTCTGCCTATCTCAACAGGCTTGTCATTATTGTGTGCCATTGTGAACGCATGACTAACTTTTATAATCTCGCCCTCTACATCAAAGTGAATCTTTAAAGCCTTCCAACCATTCTTACCCTCAATCATTTCTGAACCAGCGTATTCAAAGTTGTATCTTCCAGGCTTTACCCTATCTCCACCGCCAGAGCTTTCTCCAGCTTCTATTTTATCCAAACCAAATTCTGTTAAATCCATGTTATTACCTCCGTAAAATTTAACAATTAATAATTAATTACCCAGGGTCGTATTCCTCGTAATCATCTGCTCGACTTATTTCTTCTTCAAGGGCATCAACAATATCTGCTAAGACTCTGTTTGCACCTAACGGGAGAATAAGGTCATCATCTCCGTTTTTATCCATACAATCTTCAACTAAAATTTTAGCTTTACGCATAAAGAATATTAGTTTTTCTTGTTGAGTTGCCATTACTTCGCAATCAGTTTACCAATCTCAGTCCACGTCTTTTCAGCTCTAACAATAAAGTCATCGCCTTCTTCTACGACTGAGATTTGTTCTGGTAATCCGTATCTGTTTTTGGCTACACAGGCTGGGGATTCAGTAGTTACTAATATCCTTCCAGATTGAACAGTCTTACTTGTTAGTCCTTTACTACCTTGAACTTTTACAGTTCCTTTTTTGTAGTTTAAGAATAAACACATATCACTTGCTTCAAGTACCAAGGCACTTGCTGCTTTGTGCATTTTAAGTTCATGCCTATCGTATGCTTCTGTAGATGGATCGTGAAATGCTTTGATTTGGTTATGAGCAATCATAACGATACGCATTTTCTTTTCGTTTCTTAATATATTTACTAAATCAAGAACCTCTCTCCAATACTTCAACGCTTCTGCATAACCACGACCATAACCAAAAGATTCTATTGATGGTTGTTTATGTGCTTCACAAGTCTTTGCATGAATGAGTGGCTCTAACCAATCAAGACTATCAATAACCAAAGTGTTGTATTCAAGTTCATCTGCATCAACTAAAGACTTTAGATAACCATGAAAGGTATCGTAATCTTTTGATAAAGGAAAGTGAGGTATATCTCTATTATTAGTTAAGATTCCTAAACCCTCTTCTGTTTGTAAGACAACAGGGTTTTTACTTCCTACTGCAAGTGTTGTTTTACCTAACCCAGATGGGCCATAGATAATTACAATACTTGGTTTCGCTTTTGCTTTCTTTTGTATTGCTGCTAAAGACATTAGTTAATCTCCTTAGTAACGCCCTCTATCTTGACAGGCTTTTTATATGGAGGTAGTTCTGCTTCTAACTTCTCTAAAGTGTTAGCTACATTTTTTCTTACCGCTTCCATGTGATGAACAGTTTTAGTTGCTAGTTGATAGGCTTCCATCAACTGCTTCTCTGCTCCTAAGTCTCTGCTGATTTCTTCTACCAAAGGTGCAGTTGCATCAGTTAAGTCTCTCTCATATATCTCTCTAGGGTTTCCATCTTTATCTTGAAAACTTAAGAGAGGTTGTTCCTTCTTCTTTTCATTTACCATTTTAATTATCCTCCATGGATTTATAGGTTTCGCAAACTTCTTTGTGTGAACAGAATTTGCACCAAGTTCCAGCATTAAAGCTAGGCTCATCACCCATCGCTTCATCACAAGCTGGTTTCAGAATATTCAAACCCCAATCGACAAGATCAACTGCTTGAATATCCCAAGTTCTTATTTGCCCGTCTTTATGAAAGGCTCTTTTGTTTGGTTGTATGATTGTCATTTCAATGACAGTATCTTCGTTGCCCCATCTGGATAGGCAACCTAGGGCGTAGCACATTAGCTGTTCGTTCATCACGACATCTACCGCCCATGCACCAGACTTTAAATCACCTACGACCATTCTATTACCTTCTCCAAGGATAACTGCATCAGCAGTTCCCCAAAGGTTATCGTTTATATCTGGAGCGTTTACTTTTTCTTCTACAAGTAATTTACCGTTTAGTTCTTCAGTTCTTTTATTAATGTAATCAACATAGATTTCTGCCATGTCGATATCATCTCGGGTTATATCAAAACTAAAACCATCTACATCTACTGTTCTACCAAGATAATAGTCAGCTAATGTTATTCCCTCTAATCTGTTTTTAAGTAAGGCTTCTACCATTTCGTGAGTAGAAGTACCCCTAGCTGCTGCCATGCTACCCTTACGTTCCGCAGCTGCATTTATCTTTGCACTAGCTGGACATCTAATAATTCTACTAATACTACTGGGTGACAATATCGCGTGTGACAAGTCCGTACTCCTCTCTTATTAATGATGCAAATAGTTCTGTAGAAATATTCATTGCAACATTGAAATCTTCCATTTCAAATAAATTATTTTTAAGTGCGTATGTGTTAGCTATCATCACACGCCAGTCTGATCTATCAGCTCTGAACCATAAGCATGGTAAGAGTCTTACCTTCCTTGCTTGTGTGGTTGTTTGTTCCCAGAAGTTTTTTAAGTCTCCTGGCGTTATGACTTTTCTTCTTTTAACTTCGATGGCAAAACCATCTAAGCCTAGTAAGTCGTGGCCACCACCAAATGTTTGTGAGTAATTAACTTCTAATTGAATACCTAGAAGTTCTTTAATTTCATCAATAACTTCTCGCTCACCTCTGCGACCTTTGTTTCGTGCATTGACCAAACTACTCTCCGACTTGTGATGTTTCTTCTAGCTTTATGATTTCTTCAAACTTGTATCTGACTTGACCGCCTAGCTTTACATAAGATGGTCCTTTGCCATGTGAACGCCAGTTCTCTAGTGTTCTTGGAGACATTCCCCATCGTTCAGCAAGTTCGTTTTGATTTAAAAATATTTTTTCTTCCATGTTGTTTACCTATTACTGTGTGGATTATGTTATTCTACTCGAAGTAATTTTAATAAAGCAAGTAACTGAACAAAAATAATAGAAATATTATTGAGATTTAAACTTCAGAAATAAATTACAGAAAAATTATCAATAAAATTTAATCATTAATTTGGAGGAATAAATGAGTATAGATAACGTAACTCCTGGAGAGTGGGACAGAGCTAGAATGAAAGCAACACAAAAACAAATTGGTGGAAGCCATTATAAAGATAAAGGTATTCAACCTTTAGAGTATGCGTATAGTAATGGACTAACGCCTAACTTAACCAATGTAGTTAAGTATGTGACTAGAGAAAAAGAAGATAGAGTGAAAGACTTACGAAAAGCAATTCACTATATCGAACTAGAATTAGAAATGGTCTATGGTGTTGACCCAGAAGGTAATCCTTTAGATTAAATTTACAGTTAATCTTAGTTTACACAATTTTACTTATTACTACTTTTGTGATATAATGGGTTTTTCATTGAAACTTTAGGAGGTAGAAAAATTGCATTATGAATTTTATATATATACTCAACATGGTGAAAATGTTTGGTATTGGGATTTGAAAGATTATAAAAAAGTAACAAAAGATATTGATAATAATAAAAATGATAACTCTTTGTCTGTAGAAATACAAAGATGGTATGGTGAAGATGATTTTGATTTTGTTGAAGTTTACCCAAATAATTGTTCACATGAATTACCTAAATATGTCCAAAAGTTTGTAAATAAAATTTACCCAGAAGGCAGTCCTTTAGATTAATTAGACATCATTATCTTGGTCATATAGTCGCCTACGTTTTGCATTTCTTTGATTGCTCTAGGCTCTCTTACTTTACGATACCGTAAAACAGCAGACATACTCTTATGACCAGATAGTTTCATTAGTTCTGGTAGTTCCATAATCTCACCAGCCATAGTACAAAAGTTATGCCTTAGATCATGCAACCTTAGTTCTGGTCTACCAATCTTTTTAGCTAGTTGTTTCCACATCTTTACAGGGTAATCTACATCTAAGATGTATTCTCCCTTTCTCTCTAGCTTATTAATAACCATCATAGCTTGATTGCTTAGATAGATGACTCTATCTTCATTAGTTTCATGGTCGGTCTTATGTTCGCTTAGAACTATCTTGTTATCTTTTAAATCAGACCATTTGGCACTGCCTATCTCACTCTTACATCTACCGCCAGAGTGCATACAAAGTTCTATGTAATCTAAAGAGCTAACAAAGTTAGGTCGAACAGTTTGTCTCTTGATGTTTATTTGTCTTTGTAATTCAGCAAACTCTTTGTCTGATATTTCATTCTCACTAATCAGTTCTTTGTTTAGTTTAATTTTACAAGGATTTATTTCTACCAGTGATAATGCTATCGCATGGTTATAACAACCAGATATCATCTGTATAACCCTGTTAGCAGTATAAGAACCTCTTTTAGATATTTCTAAATGTAATCTTGTAATATCACCCCTGTTTATATCTGTTAGAATTCTTTTACCTAAATCATTCTTAACATCTTTATCCCACATTCTTACATACTCGCCAGGCTTACCGTTCTTGTTAGGCATAGCAACTCTTCTTTTATTTTGTATTAACTTATCAATGTAATATTCAAACGCTTTATTTAAAGTTTCCCCACCTCTGGTATTTAATGGATCAATACCTTGTGCAACTTCACCAAGTATTTGTTGTGCTTTGTTTCTTGCTACATTGATTGGTATGTCTCTAGTACCAAGAGTTAGTTCTCTCTTCCTTCCATTGATGCGATAGAAGACTCTATAAGTTTTTTCTGTGATTAATAAATTGTTTACCTTTGTATCTCTTTTATATCTAGCCATAACTCGTACCTCCAAGCAGAGTCGCCATACAGTCGACCTTTAGTGTCGAAATGACGTGTATTTTAATTACCTATTCAGTAGATTATAAATCGAATCTTGTAAAGAAAACAAGGGTTTTTAGGGAAATAATGTAGAGTCGAGAAACTGTGTGATGGATAATATTTAAGAATGAAAACCAGGTGTCCTAACCGATAGACGAAGGGGTCAAAGAGCAGAAATCAGCCATTTATTGCAGTTTTTTCAGCACCAGAAGTCGACTCATTTTTGCCTTGTCGACTATCAGTCGCCAAAACAATCGACTCCATAGCTTCTTTTAAACTTTCAATAGAATTGATTGATTTCATAATTTCGTCCTTTATCGTGATTTGTGTTGTTTGACAATCAGAAAAGGCTCTGAAGCATACAGTCTGGTATTTAAGATTAACCATTGCGATTATATCTATTTGATTTTTTTTATAATGTCTTCCTGTGGTGGTAATGCCTTTACGAATATCAAACCGCCAGTTCTTTTTTGTCTTTTCTATATGTGTAACTGTTTTAACTTGGCATCTATATAGTTTATGTTTCCACTCAAAGATCACATCGGCATGGGATGTATGAGGCATTATTGTAACGGTGTCTGATTCTCTCGCTAGAACTGAGCAGGCTAAATATTCACCACTCCTACCTATCCGCTCCGTCTCGCGTGGCATGATATGTCATGTTAGTTCAAAAGACCTTCTTCAACTGTTGGTAAAAGAGGTTGTACTGCTAACATTCCAGGTGTTACCCCTTGTGGTAATTGTTGCATTGAATTTGGTAAAAACTGTTTAAATCTATCTATTAATTCTTTGGCTTTAGCTGTATTAGATTGACTTGCTTCTTTAATTAATTGTTTGTTAAATGGAGTTGCTAAGAATTTATTAACTAAATACAACATTCCTATTCCTGGAAGACCAGCACCAGCACCAGTAGCACCAATCACAGCAGACGGGCCAATGTTTGAGGCTGCTCTCAAAGCACCCGATCTCATAATAAATGTGTTTACATCTGGTAACACTTCTGGAAATTGTTTTAATGCTCCTAAGAAGTTTGATAAATCTTTAACGTTTGTATTTTTATATGTTTTTAATAATTCTTCTGTTGCTTCATATTTTAAACTACCAGGATTTGATAAACCAAGTTCATCAAATAACTTATTAAAATCTCCACCATCTGGTTTGATATATTTTTTAAATATATCATCTAAATAGCTACCAGCTAATCTATTAACATTATCATCACCAATCAAGGCCCTAAGTTCTTTTACCGCTTCAGGACTTTTATTTTGACCAAAAGTTCTATTATATAAATCCTCAACTCTTGCGGTAGGAGGTCTTCCAATACCAGGTCTTAATGCCCCTCTTCCCAATGCTTTTTGGAACTCTTTACCAGTTTTGTTTTCAACTTTTTGCATAAATTCTTTAAACATTTTATCGCCAGCTGCATATAAACGCCCAGCTTCATCGTTTGGATTTCTAAGTTGTTTTTTCATTGTATCAAGTAAAGCATTTGACGTTCTAAAAGCATAATTATTTGGTACATCTGCTTTTGCAGGGTCATATTTTTTAGATAAATCAGTAAGTCTAGTGTCTAATGCTTTTACATCAACAAATTTTATTTTATTACCCTTGTTTATTTTTAACTCATCAAGTAAATCTACTATTTCTTTTGGAGCATCTGTAAATTTACTTGGAGAGGTAACTCTATTTGCTGTATTTGCCAAGGGTGTCATATCAAAAAAACTGCCTTTGTCCTTATTTAGGGAATCTGCTTTTTTATATATTTTAGTGTAAGATTTTTTCCAAGTATTAAAGTTTTCTAAACCAACCTCTTTAATTAAATCTGATCTTTCAGACTCGGTTAATGGTTTAAGTTTTGCAGATGGAGATATTCTTTTTTCTAATGCTGTATTAACTTGTGAAAAAACATTTTCTAATTGTTTTCTACCAGGATTACCAACCACAGGCATTCTACTGGTTAAGTTATAAGCACCTTGCATTAATGGATTTGAAGAGGCTTGACCTAAAGATAGCTCTATACCCTCATTGCCCAATATTTTTGCTTTTTGTACGGCATCATCGGTAATGCCAAGTCCTTTTTCAACAAGACCAACTCCTTTTTCAGAACTGGGTATTGATGTTTTAATTTTATCAGATACTTTTTGACCACCTTGTATTGTTTTTCTAATTAATGGAGATATTGTTTTGCCAACAACTGGTACTGCTGCTGTCAAACTAGCATCGATAGTTCCAGTTAAAGCTGCATCTGTTAATCTTTCTTTTGTTGTTGGTGATGGCATATCAGGAGATAATAAATCACCCAAAAAATCAGATGCTAAAGACATGGTAGCTGAACCACCACCAGCACCCGCAACAGCTCCAGGGGGGCCACCAAAAATTCCACCACCAATAGCTCCGCCAATACCACCTATAACTTCAAGAGTTGGTTCAACCCATTTTGGCAATCTTCCAGGATATTCGTTTTCACCAATAAGACCAAGTTCAATACCAGCTTCCCTTGTTTTGGCATAATATGTTTTAGCGTCTATTTTACCTTCTTTGAGATAACGACTACCTTCTAATTTTACTTGTTCAAAAAGTTTTTTAGCTTCTTCTTTTTGTTTAAGCTCTTGTAATGTAGCCATTTATTCTGTTACGCCAAAGAATGGGCCAAATTGTCCTGTCATTTGTCCTGAGTTTTTACCCTCAGAAACAATATCTAAACTTGTCGAATCATCTTTTGTTAAGTTTCCAATTACTGTTTCTAAATCTTTAAGTAAAAAAGATGTGCTTTTGTATTCGTTTTGTAAAGTAAGTAAATCTTGACCTTCAAACATTCCACTATTTATATTTTCTTCTAGCTCTGCTTTTCCTTGATCTAACACTCTTTTAATTTCTTGGTATTTTTGCATAGCGTCAAACTCTGAAATGTAAGTTCCCATTGGAAGTAACGCATCAATTCTTTGATTTAAATAAACACTAGGTCTTCCAGAATATTGATTTACAAATCTTTCTCTAAGATTTTCATTCAAAATACCCTTAGAGTTTATAGCAGCATTTGTTTCTTTAGCGGGAGTTCCAAAAATAGGGCCTACTGCTTTATTAACAACATTATCTATTGTATCTTTAATACCAAATGCCTGGTCTATTACTTGTAAACCTTCAGACGGAACGTATTGTGATTCTATTTCTTTTTGTAATTGGTCAAAAGATTTAAAACCATCAGGTTCTACATCTCTTAATTCAATAATATCTTTTGCTTCCATGCCAGCACCAATAAACAAATTTATTTCTCTGTCACTAAAACCTGCATCTTTTAAAGATTGTCTTTGTCTTACATCTTGTAAAGCTGCTATCTCTGCGTTGTTTTGTTGCTGTTCATAAGCAAACGCAGCATTAGGGCCAAAGGTTTCATAAATTCTTCTTTGTTCAGGTGACATGGATGAAAGTAATTCAGATTGTTTTTTCTGTTGTTCTTCTTGTTGCTTTCTTAAATCAACTTGTTGTTTCATTTGTTCTGCCAAAGCATATTTACCAGAACGTCTTGCTCCTATGATTGATAGTGTATCTCTTAAGTTTTGAAGTCCTTCTTTTCTTTTAGCCTTTTTATCTGCTTCCTCATCTACAGGAGGCTGCATTAAATTATTATCTGCAATAAATTTATTTGTATTTTGATAATCTTGTAACAAATCAAAACCTTTGTTTTTAAACATATTAAAATCTTTAAAAGATACAGATGGTTGAGTTAAATCCATACCACCTATAGCTGCTAATCTTCTTAAGTCGTTTTGATTCATTTATTTCTCCTAGCTAAAAAGTCCGCTAATGCCTTCGTAAATACCAAGAGCATCATTAATTTGATTAACCGTTCCTGTGTTTACATTTCCAGTTTGTGTCTGTCCTGGTGTCATACCAAAAACAGTTCCTTGCAACATGCCTAGCTGATCTCTTGGATAATTTATTTGTCTTAAGAACTCACTATAATCAAAGTCATTTTGTGCTTGATTAAGTCCTTGTTGTTGATTCCCAACATTAGAGAATAAACCAAGTGATCTATATTGGTCTGCTAATTGATTATTTAATAGATTAGACTGAAAGTTTCTATTTTGCATACCAAGATTAGAATTGAATCTATCCGCATCAAACTGTCTGTTAATATCTTGACCCATTAAATTCATACCACTATCAAAACCTTGCTTTCTTAACATAGATGTTATATCGCCAGCTTTGTCAAAAAAGTTTTTATTAGTTTCTGACTCTAATATTGCTGAACGTGAACCACCAAATGCACCCCTACCTATTGCTGCATCTTGGTCTTTTTGTAACTGCATTAATCTTGCATCGTTTAAGTCATCTAAAGTATTGTCTATAACTTGTTCAGTAAATGGATTTTGATATGCTCCTATATCTCCATCTAATAAAGATTTAACATTTACAGATTGAGGGCCTTGTCCTGCTAGTTCATTTAATTGATTTCTAGGGTCAAATCTTAATGATTGGTCAAGCATGTTTTTATATTGACCTTGTGCTGCTAACTGGTCTGGAGTGAAACCAGCAACTCTATTGCCTGTGTATGGAGTAAAGGGAGTGTTATATAATTGTAAACCCCTGTTATATAAGTCTGCATACCTGGCTGCTGTTGCTGGGTCTACTGAGGTTGTGGCTGTAGCCGAGTCTCCACCACCACCATCAAGTAAAGAGGCAGCAGAACCAAGTCCGCCAATTATTTGACCAGCAGAAGCTCCGCCTATAGCCGATCCTATTGCTGAACCAGCACTTCCCAATGCTCCACCTATAGCTCCGATTGCTGATGCCATACTATAACTCCTTTTCTATAAAATGTAATTTTTCAAATCCTAGGTGTTTAATTTTTCTTAGCCATCCTTTACGGCCACCTAAAAATATTTTTTTGCATCCAAATTGTTTTGCAAATTTTTCTACGCTAGAAAACATTTTTTCTAGCTCCTTATAATCTCCTGCACCAATCAAAATATTTAATACTTTGTAGCGAGGATATTCAGTAAAATAAGTTATCATTACTGAATTTTTACCGCCCCAAATATGTAATCTGGCTTGGCGGATATTTTCTTTAATATCAGTTAAATTATACATATCTTGGTGCTGTAATGCACGTTTAATATGATGCTCTAACCTATCAAACTCTATTTCCCAGTCTTCTTTAGACTGTTGCTGTTGCTGAGAGGTTTCCACTATCGTCAACTTCGACTTTATATTTTGTTCCATTTGGACTTATTAATACTAGCTCAGTTTGATCTGGGCCATTTGCTTCAATACGCTCTCCCTTTTTAAAGGTTAAGCCATCTCTATATTCTATTTCTGATACCAAGTAGTTTTGATATTCAGTATTAAATACGGGGCCTGGTCTTGTTAAGGCTCGTCTTGCCATTACCTACGCCCTCTTTTTCTTACGTTTAATCGTATCTTACCAACCTGAAATGTTTGGTCAGTATCACCTGTAATTTTCATTTTAACTTGTCTTGCTGTAAATCTTGCGTCTGTGTAACCATCACTATTAAAAGTAAATGTACCAAAATCTGTTTCTGCTCCTAGTGGTGTAAACTTTCCTTTAAAACTTAAACTTACTCCTGGTAATGCAGCTGCTTCTTCATCTGGAATAATCTGATTACATTGCACATAGTTATCACCATTGCCTATTTCTATTGGGCCACTCTCACAAAAAGGTACGGAGTTACCTAAATTTTCAGAGTTATTTAATGTGGTGCTATCGTGTTGATATATAAATCCAGAACTATCACAGGCTATTGGAAAATCAAATACGCCTTGATCTAACCAACAACTTCTATCTAAAGTTCCTATACTCCATACATTTTCAACATAATTCCATATAACATATTTGTTTGGTATTTGTGAATCACCAGAGGCAAAGAAAAACCACATTTCATTGTAGTTAGAGTTATGTCCACCGCACGATGACTTTCTGTAGGTTGTATTTAGATTGTCATATATATAGTCATGCACATCGCATGATATTTCTTTAACTGTACCATCAAATATAAAGAATGAGTTTTCACCCATCCAAGTTAAAAAAGCTCCAGCTGTTACAACTGTTCTAGGACTTACAGCTTTACAGTTTGTTCCTGCATCTTGAATACCATAAATAAAAGGAGAACCTGTATAGTACATTCTAGCAATACCTGTATCGGTAAAGATAATAATATCTGTTTGCCATTTAGCAGCATGTAATACTCTACCGCCTGTTGGTATTTGTAAATCACCAGCTGTATTAGTTGCTGCAGCTGTCCATGTTGTTAGTGTTTCTCTTGATGACCATTGCACCTTTCTAGGATCGCCACCAGCTCCGTAGGCTACAACATGTCTTTCGTTTGTAACAAAAATACCCTGACAATTTGTTGGTGCATTAGTTACAACTGTTGCAATAGAACTAGGAGAAGCTGGATTCCATTGATATATTTTACCATCTGATGATGAACAGAATATTAATAGTTCACCAAAGTTATCAAAAGAAAAGTTATTAGTATTAAAATCTAAACCTGATTGTGAACGAGCATCACCATAATCTTCAACGCCCCAATGATATGCACCATAACCCAGTGGGTCTAGTGATGAGTCATTAACAAAGCCAGATGGTGTGATGTCATACCAAGTATCACCAACCATGACGTATACTTTTTGTCTTGTGCCTACTGCTAATATATTCGTTCCATCATTGGTGATGTAGGAAAACATATTGGTTGGAGTTCCATCTAGGGCAGTTGTTTTTATTTTTTCCCAACCACCAATAGGCCTTAGATAACCATTTTCAAAACGTACTAAATTGCCATTAATCCATCTACCTTTATTTGCATACTCAGTACCGTTGGTAACGATACCAGCTGGCGGTGTGACTTGGATTAATGCCATGATTAATTCTCCAATGCTTCTACTTTTGCTTCGAGTATTTCTATTTTTGTAATTGCTTCTTGTAAGGCACTTGTCAGTAAAGGAACTAATTTTGATTGGTCAATGCTTTGTGGTTGTATTTCAGTTGTAGAGTATTCTTTAAAATCTCCAACTTTTTTACCTTCAGGAATTTCATCATCTTCTTGATAATAAATTTTAGCCATACCATCTTTATCGCCAGTAATAGACTCTGGTACAATGCTAGATACTTCATGTGCTATAAAACCATCAATAAGTGTATTTGTATCATCTGCAATAAAGTTAAATCTTTTTGGTTGTAATTGTTTAACTCTATTAATAGCACCTGTTATATCTGTTACATTTTCTTTTAATCGGTAATCAGAAGAAGTGTTATAAGACGTTGATGAGCCACTTGTAGCTATATCTCCTACAGTTCCGTTAGGATTATTAAATAAAAAAGCTGTTCTACTAGAAGTTGACCCTACCTTTGTTACAAATTGAGGGTCATTGTTAGGATAATGTAATCTAGGTGTGCTAGTTGCATCTGCACCAAATGATAATCTTTGACTACTATCAATAGACATAGCTGTGGATTCATTTACTCCAAAATCCATATGGTTATCATTATGAAAATATCTTATCCAACCAATAGCAGGACTTGAAGCATCACCAAAAAATATTCTATTTGAGTTTGTACCTAAAATAGTTAATCCAGCTTCAGCACCACCTTCTAAAACTAATTCATCTGCGTCACCAGAAACAGTACCACCACTATCACCAGTTTTAACATGAAGTTTACCCAGTGGAGAAGTTTCCCCAATACCTACATCTCCATCATCTCTTATTGTTAAAGCAGTAGAATTATCTGTCTTAAAAGTCATTGTGTTTGAACTATTAGTATATTCAATAGAACCTACATCAATAGTATTTTCAACAGGTGGACTGCTGTCAACTGCTTTGTTAAATTGAATTTTGCTAGTTCCATTTGGAGTGCTTGGGTGATATCCACCTGAGTGAAGTGTTAAGGTTGCATTAACATTGTTGTATATTAATAAGTCACCTGTATTGCTAGGTGTTCCATAACCATATCCACCATTAGCAATTTGTAATCCTGTTCCTGTATTAGAGTTAGCAGCAACAGAGGTTCCGTGTGTTCCCATTCCAACTACAGTACCGTTATAAGTAAAGTTAGTTTCAGCTTCTAAAGTATTGGCTGTACCACTTCCTGTAATAACTTTATTGTCTGCATTATTGTTGATCGTTGTTCCTGATATGGTTGCAAAAGATAAGTTACCAGAGCCGTCTGTTTTTATAACCTGATTAGAAGTACCATCTGCTGTTGGTAGTTTCCATATTTGGTTAGCCGACAATGTTGGTGATTCAAAACCAACATAGTTAGAACTATTAGTATCGGTAAATCTTAATGTGCCACCAATATTTAATCCAACGCCTGTGCCACTACCATTGGATGAAAAAACTTGGTCAACTAAGTCTAGGTTTGTATTTAATTTTGTACCCCAGGTATTAGTAGAACTTCCTACTTCTGGTTTGGTTAAATTTAAGTTTGTTGTAACTGTATCTGCCATAATATTTTATTTCGTTAATTTGGATTTAATCCAATCAATCCACTCTGGTTTCTTTTTATTAATTATAAACCCAATAACTACCACTAGGATAATTATTTCAAAGATTGCTTCCATACTAAGAATCTAAAGTTTTAGTAATTGAAGTTGGATTTTTTTCATTTTCTATTTGTGAATCTAAATTTGCTTCTAAGTTAGCAACTTCTTCTTCGCCCATAGCGTCTATAACCCAACCTTGAACCATCTCTGATGTTACTTCATCAAAAGGTTTAAAGTTAGATAAATCAGATGTATCTATGCTTTGAGTACCATAAGATGATGCAGAGTATTCTCCATCTTCTTTAGATACTGACCAATGCACATTATAGATCACATCATCATGCCCTTCTTCTTTAGGGTGTACGTCAACTGTTTTTACATTCCATTCCATTTTATTCTCCTGTGTTAAATTACTGCAATAATAAATGCTAAGAGTTCATTATACCTGACTCCTAACCTAGTTTGCTCTACTCCATCATCATTAGTCCAAGTGGTTGATATAAACATACCATAATCACCTGCATCTAATCCTTCAGCAGTAAAAGCGTTTTGTAGGTCTTGAGCCATGATTCCAAAATGAATTCTAGCGTCATCGCCTTTCTCTTCAACAGCAGACTTCCATCTGTACTTTTTAAGTAAGCCTTTAGCTGCAACTGCAACTCTAGTTTCTGCATCTGTTAAATCTTCTATGTCTTGTTTTTCGTTTATGTCTGAGGTTTGGATAGTTCCGTTAGTTGCATAGATGTCTTTGAAGCGACCGCCTGGAGCACCTAAGTCTATAACCGCATCCCTGAATCCACCAGAAGAAGTCGATGGGGCAATAACATTACTCCAGAACGTCAATCCCGAAGTACTACCAGAATTGCTGTAGAAATATGTACCGCCGCCAGAGTGCGTACCAATACTTCCAACTTCTGAACCATCTTTTTGAAATTGAATATATTGACCATCGTTTGTAATTTTATTTAAAAATAAAGTAGGAACAGAAGCAGCATCTTGTGCAATAGTTATGTAACCACCGCTAGTGATTCTTACACCATCAGTGGTATTAGCTGAACTTGTAGTTCCAACAAGTAGATTTCCAGAGCTATCTATCCTAGCTCTTTCAGAACCATTATTAAATATTAAAGCACCCGCTGCATTATCATGATAAATTTTTGCTACATCACTACCGCCACTTTGGAATATTAAAAATGGGTCTTTATTTCCACCAAAGCCAGTACCACCAGAGTCTGCTGATATTCTTAAAATAGCATTATCATTAGTTGATTCAATCTTAGCTTCTACATTACTAGAAGAGCCACTTACATGCAGTTTAGCACTTGGCGAAGTCGTTCCGATTCCAACATTTGCCTGTGCGTCTGCTCCATTTGGTATGATTACCATATCTGGAGTACCACCTTCCATTCTGCTTCTACCAGCATAAAATTCTAAATCCATTCTTCCGAATGTAGATTCTGCTCTAGCTCTTAAACCTGCAAAATGATTTGGATTACCACTAGAATCTGTATTTTTAAATATTAAACTACCAACAATTTCATTAGCAGACATAGCAGAATTATTGGTTAAAATTAATTCTGAACCAACACCTGAGTCATCTGATATTTCTAAAGTTTTTGAATTAGCAAGGAAAGGAGTTGGCGAAGTCGTTCCGATTCCAACCGAGCCATCTGCTGATATTCTCATAGCCTCTGTTTGTGTATTATCGTTTGTAGTACCAAAAGATAAATAAGAATCCCTTTCAGACCCACTCTGCCAAGAACCCTGTTTACCAGAGCCAATATAACCTGCATTTAAAAATGTATCTGCTGTAGCATCATCGCCAAATCTCCATTGAATCCTTTGCTCAATGTTTGTTGTTGTTGATAAATGCTCCCAGTCTAATGTGATAGCATCTACTGTAGATGAACCAGTGTTTTCAATGGATAGTTTAGAGGCTGGGGAAGATGTTCCGATTCCAACGTTTTTATTACTATCTATAGTAAGTGCTGTTGCACCATAAGTTCCTAAAGATAAACTGTCTGAGGCATGATTATATTGAACAAAACCTCTATAAGCACTATTGCCTGAAGTTCCGTCAGCAAAAGCAAGAGTACCAATACTATTAGTTGTACTTGCAAGAGTTATTCCTGCACTTGTTCCGTTGGTTACAGCTAAGTCTCCGAATAAATAACTACTTGGAGAAGATGTACCCAGTCCTAATTTTCCAGAGGCATCGATTCTTGCAAATTCTGAAGTTCCATTACCAAAAATAATAGACCGATTTGAAATAGCGTTAGTTGAATTACAAGTTAAATAAAGACTGTATTTACTTCTTATAGATGAATTGTCTGTTGCATTAGTTCCACCTAGCAAATCAATAGATGCTATTGAACCTGTACCGCCTTTGACTGTTAAAGGCGTTGCAGAGTTATCTCCTTGAATAGTCAAACCATCCATTGTGGCTGTACCTGTTACGTCTATACCTGTTGAGGTTGTGGCTAGTTTATTAGAACCATCATAATATAATTTAACAAAACTATCATTGTCTGCAAAAATCATATATTCAGTACCAGCAACATTCATAAGGGAGAATTCATCACCCTGTATAATCATGTCACCACTGCCTGATTCTACAATACGACTATGGTTTCCATCATGATAAATCTGTAAATCATTACCAGCACCGAATACTGCTTTCTTGTTATCACCAAAGTTAACTTGATTTGGGTTTAGGTTGATCTGTGTACCAGAAGAACTAAAGATTGCATCAAGTGCATCTAAGTCTGCATTAAGAGAAATACCCCAAGTATCTTCCGCTGCACCTGGTTCTGGTTTTGTTAAGTTTAAATTCGTTGTAAATGTGTCTGCCATTACGCCGCCTCTTGTTTGTCTAATTCAGTCCAAGTAGTTGAGGGGTTTGTTTGATCTGTCCATGTTGCACTAGCAACTATTTGATCTGTCCAATTATCCGATGGAACTACAATATCATTCCATTTTAGACCACCTTCTGCCTCAAATCCACTTAATTCATTAATAGTTGCAACACCTATAAAGGTTGCTCTACCTGTTGCATCAAGGCCAGATGTTTCTGCAATCGTTGATGTTCCAACAGCAGTTATAAATCCTTGTGAGTCAAAATCTGATGTTGCTGTAATTGTAGATTTAGCACTATGAGTTTGACTTCCTATAGCATTAAGACCTGATACCGCAACAATGGTTGCAGTTGCTTTATCTATTTGTGTTCCAGAAGCGTTAAAACCAGAAACAGCTTGTATGATTGCTGTGGTTCTATCTACTTGTGTTCCAGTAGCACTTCCGCCACTGGTTGCCTGAATAGTCGCCTCACATTGTATGGAAAGATTATTATACTTTGATCTTGAATAATAACCTTTGTTGTAGCCTATACTAGCCACAACTCTATGCCAATGTTATATCTAAATCACTAGCATTAAATCTAAATACGTCTCCACTACTAACAACTTTAGAAGATGTTAAGTTAGCATAAGCTAATAAGTTACCAGATGATGAAGCATCAAAGATACCTACCGCAACTACAGTACCATAGTCAGCTGTAGCTGTTGGATATTCAATAGCTGATGTGTTGCTTGCTGTTGTTGGGTTAGTGCCAGAAACAGTAAAAGCTCCTGATTTTCTTACATATCCTCCGCCTGATACTTCGGTACCGCCACCTGTGTCTGTTGGTGCTACTGTATACAAAGCAACATATAAAGTTCCTGGTGCTGTATAAGCATTACCACCAAATACATGTTCTAAAACTTTGTCTTCTAAATAATCTGAAAATCCAGCCATTCTATTCTCCTTTATTAATTACCGTAGTAATAATTTTTCTTTTGTCTTTTTCCGTAGGTTCTTCTTCGCATCATTAATGAACCTTTGCCAAATGCAGACTTCTCTTGTTCGAGTCTCATTTCTTCTAATGCTTTCTCAAACTGTTGAGTAAACATTGGTATTCTTTCGTCTTCCATCAAATAAATAGAAGCGTGTTTTAATGCACCATATAGGTAAACATCTGGATGTGAGACTGATACAAAGTTGCTTGTATTAGAATCACTCAATGAAGATATTTTAGCATAGTAAGTTAGCTGTAGGGTATATTCTACGTCTGGAGTTGGTGCTAATTCTATAGTGTCATCAACCATTGCATAATAGACAGGTTGACCAGTAAGGTTATTATTTCCTTTTCTATAAACATCTAATGATTCAATAGATTGCTGGAACAGAGGACTAAAATCATTACTATCTATTTGCACGTTGATTGCTTCTAACCAATCTGAGGGAACTGATAAATATTGTGCATCAGCTGTAGCCGTTGCTCTTTTAATCATGTCTTTAGTTCTTAACCTTCTATTAAGTTCCGCTTCAACATTATCTATAAATGTATCTATATCAGAAGTTAGGTCTGATCTATTTAGATAGTTTGCTATCGCTGTTTTAAGTTCTGCATACGTCATACTTTACCTTGCCATGTTCTGAATACTTTATTATCTGGGTCGTTGAGCCATAGTTTCCATTTAGCTGAATCTTTTGACCAACCTTCGCGTAATGCCTTTTGCCAAATAATCATAGGGACTTCAGCAATGTGTCGCATATCTTTTCCAGGCTTAAGTGTATTGTCTCTTAGTTTCTTAACGTGGTCAATGACGGGAGCAACATCTTGAGTCGTATGATAAACCAGCTTGTCATCTTCGGTAATGAACTCTGATTTGTAACCAGTTTTATGGTCGGTGATTGTACGTTTTGTTGCCATGTTAAATAAGGGTGGGAAGGCCGAAGCCTTCCCTAAATTCTAACTAACTTATGAAGTTGTTAAGTCTGCGACTATACCGTGAGCAGCTTCGTTGCTCATTTCTAATCCATACTCACATAAAATCATTTTAGTTTGAGCATCACCTATTGTTGAGATGTCGACTGTGTTGAAGTCTCTTAGGTAAGAAACTTTAGCATAGTCAGGATCAACTAATAGTAATGATCTTTCTCTACTGAAGTTAGATGGAACGATTTTTAACTCGCCAAAGTCTGATGCGTAAATAGAAACAGAAGCCTCTACTGTGTTTGCATCAACCATTTGTCTAGCTGAACTTCTACCTGTGAAACCAGAAATTACTTGCTTGTTTACAGGGCCACAGATTGCCATTGAAGGCTCTCCACCATTGGAGAAACAATCTTGTAATACTGATTTAAGTAGTGCTTCTGTTAAAGCTCTTTGAGTTCCGTCTGTTGGAGCAGCTCCGCCACCGTTACCAGCACCGTTAGTTCCTCTTGATACGTTAGATGTAATCCAAGATTCAAAACCACCAGTTACACGAGCAGTTGTAGCATTACCAGTTGTCTTAGCACCTTTTTGACAAAGAGCAGTTTCCATGTCTCTTTTTAATGCTTTAGCCATAATAGCTAACTGATGAGCCATTTCAGATTTCTTACCAGCTGGGTCAGAAGCCTGTTGTGAACCAGTCACAGTTGCATCTCTTGATGAGATTTGTGCTACGTTACTAACTCTAGATGTTGCTGTAGAAGCAGCTCTTGAAAGTTCAAAACCTTCTAGTTGACCTGCACCTGAAGCTGTAGGTAGAGTTTCTGTTTGCCAATCAAAGACTACGTTCTTGATTGAGTTTTTACCAATAGCACTCATAAATGGAGTAGCTTGTGGTGAGATGTTATATATTACGTCACTCAGTTGTTCTCTATCGGAAGTCGCTGAGTAAGTATCAAATGCGTTTGTTACTTTTGCCATGATATTTATTTCCTATGTTTAAAAAGTTTATATTAATTGTTCAAATAATTTAGCCGCATCCTGGACTTTTCCAGTCTTAGCTAATTTTTGACGAGCTTTCTTCACAGGAGTTGTTGTCTTTGGTACGTTTGAAGTGCCAGGTCTTGCAGTACGAGCAACTGCTTTCTTTTCAGTTGGTTTCACTTTAGTCGCTTTTAATGTTTTGTCATGCATCCATGCGTTTCTTAAACCAAGTAAAACTCGGTAGTCATAAACGCTGTCCATTTCTTGAGGGGTATACCCTAAAACATTAACACCATAATTACGAATTGACATCTTTTCTTTTGATGCCACTTCATTATCTTGCCATTCAGGAATTAGTTGAAGTAATTGTTGGTTGCCATACTGAACGAACTCTTCGAGTTCCTTTCTTTGTTTAGCAGCAGACTCTTCTTGCAGTCTAGTTGCTTCTTCTTGTATAGCAGTCAACTTTTGCTTCTTCTCATTCCATACGTCTTTTTCACGGACATAAGCAATAGGATCAGCTTCGTATAGTGCGTTCCAATCTGGCTCGTTTCCTAACTCGCCCTTCAAAGTCGCTTCCATTTTTGGTAACAACTGTGAATAAATTTCGTCTTTTTGAGAAACCTCTTTTTGTTGAGCTTCAATAGCTTTACGCTGTTCAGCTAACTCTTGAGTTTTTCTCGTATAATCTCTTTGGCGACTGTATCCGTTTTGGAGTTCTTCAAGCGTGACCTGTGTATCTTCGCCATCTACTTTAATTGTATATAGCTGTGGTTGCTCGGACTCCTCTTCTTCTACTTGATCTTCTTGAGGTTCGTCTTCTTCTTCGGCAGCTTCAAGTTCTTCTTCAAAAGGTTCGTCATCTTCGATAACTTCCTGTTGGTCGACTAACTCTTCAGTTGCCTCTTCTTCTATTTCGTTTTCTGGTTGTTCCGATGGAGTCAAAAAACTTTCAAAAGATTGTTCTGTCTCTTGCATGTTTGTTTGTAAACCAATCGGCTTTGCGTTGTTGGTCATGTTCATTCCTTAAAAATGTAAAGTAATATTTTAACAATACTAAATGAAAAATTACACCACTTTATGCAATCTTCCTAATTGGGATTTTGTAATCTTACCCTTCTCTACGATAATGCGTAGATGTCTTTCAACTTCTGGAAGTAATTTGATTGCTTTGTGTAAATTTTCTCTCTTATGTATATCATCTTCTTTTGATGATAACCATAAATTTATATATTCATTTTTAAGTTCTTCGATTGCGTTTGTGAAAGTTTCAGCGTTAAGGATTAACTCTGCTTCGTTTGAATTTAAAATTTCTTCTTGTGATGCCATTAGCTTCTGATTAGTTTATCTATCTTCTCATCTAGTTTATCTAGTCTATCAAATATTCTTTGCATGTCCAAATGTAAGTCTTGTTTGGTTGCGTAGCGTGTTGGTATCTCTTCTCTTGTTTTGTTAAGTAGTATTTCTACTCTTTGAATATCTGAAGCGTTAGTACGAATACTATAAATAATAGGAACATACACCAACGTAATGATCGCGTTCCAAAATAAAATAGGGTTGTCCATCAATAACTCCAAATGTGTGGTCTTGGTCTGTTTGTTTGTTCTTCTGAGATATCTAAATGTATAAATCGAGAACTGCCTTTTTGGTTTACGCCAATACCAGTAAATCCATAATCTTTAGCTTTTGATACAATCTGGAGTGCTTTGTCTCCTCTTACATATATATCAGCAGCCAGTCCTTCTGCATGAGTTCCTGGAGTTTTCTTTTTCGCTTCTATGGGGTGGTCTTCACACCTGTACCCAGAGGTTATAATAAACGGAAAATCCAGCTCTGTTCTTAAAGATTGTAACTTATTTATTAGTTCGTGTGAAATACCATTTTTACCACAATGTTTGCAAGCAAACTCTTCTTCTTTGAAGTTTTCCCAAGTCATTTTGTTAAACCTTTAGATTTCTCAAAAGTTCTTAATCCACCAAGGCCAAGCATACCCATGAGAACAGTTAAAAGTGATCCCATATCAAACTGTGGTAATGTTAATTGAATGTTATATAAAGCAAGACCAAAAACAACAATAGGCTCTATGATGAAGTGATATGCTAATGCACTCGCACATACCCAGCCTGTAAAGGGTCGCCAGCCAGCAACAAAAACATTTCGATGAGCAGCTTCTACTTTATTAACTTCAAGTTGTGCTATGTTTGCTTTGTGTAACTCTTGATTAAGTTCGTGTTGTAATTTTAATTTTAAATCTTTATCAACAACAAATTTATCTAGTATTTTACTTACTGGTTTTATTAGGTTTTCTATCATAATTTCTTAGTTTAATTAATGCTTTTAATTTAGAAAAAGAATTAACTGTTTGTTTTTTTGGTTTCTGTTTTTTTGTATTCATGTGAATATTTATTAAAAAGTTTTTTAGCTTTTCTTTTAAAAGACCATTCTAAAAATTTACCAAGCAAGTAAGACAAGTTACTTTTTCTTTTTAGCGGCTTTCTTTTTACCCTTTTTCATTGGTGGTCTTCCAACTTTACTTCCGTATGTTCCTTTTCCTTTTGGCATTATTTACTCCTTTTTTTAATTATAGTTTTAACATTTGTAGGCTTACCATCTACACCTTGAGCCTTTGCTCGTTTTCTTCTAACTGCACTTTTCTTTTGTGATTCAGTCATTGATGCAGCCTTTGAAGCTGGTACACATTTGGGATATTTTCTTTTAGATCCTTTACTAGATTTTCTACCGCACTTTTCATAACCCCCGCCTTTTTTCTTGGAGCCTATGTCAACCCAGTTCTCTTTGAACCATTTAGTTAATCCCTCTGTGTCTTTAGGCATTTTTGTATTTACCGCCTCTTTTTTTATATTCTCTTACAAGCCATCCATTTGCATAAGCACTTGGATAAACTTTAAATTTCTTTTTAGCTTCTGCTTTCACTCTTGAATACAGACTTGGGTTCGTAGGTTTACTTGGCATAATTATCTCCTTACCATTTTTTGCAAGACCAATATCTTGCGGTTAATTTACTAGGCGGATTGGTGTCACACTTATGCCTAGCTCTAAAAGATTTACGTCTAGCTGGTTGGTCTTTTTTAATTGTCATATTAGGATCACCAAAACGAATAAGTTTTATCTTATCGCCAACCTTTGCTAAGACAGCAAACTTCTTTGACTTTCCTGGTGTACGTTTAGGTTTATTATAACCAGCGAACCTTTCGCCTCTGTATGTTATTGCCATAGTTAATGTATTAAAGTTACTTTAGAAGATATTAATTCTGAATCGTGGGGTATTTGTAAAAATATCAAAGCCACTCTCTTAGCATCTTCTAGGCTTTTAGCCTTTATGTCATTTCCAGAATAAATAAAATCTCCATCAAGAAATTCTAAGTCGTAAATTTTATCCGATTGGTTGGTCGTTGCCATTTGTAAACATTCCTTGAGATTGACTTTTTGCCAACTGTCTAATAGCTTCTCTATCTCTTTCCATAATTGCATTTATTTCTGCAACATTAATTTGTGCACCATACTTAGCTTGTAGTTCTGCAATCTTAAGTTTTAAATCAGCTTCATGTTCATCACGGTTTCTATCGTCATCCATGATTATTTTCATTCTATCTGTCTCTGCATCTATGATTGCTTTTTGTGCTAAGTTCTGTGCCTTCATTGCTTCAGCTTGTGCCAACATTTCTTCTGGAGAAGGTTTAGCTGGTTCTTGCGGTTGCGGAGGCATAGGCGGTACAGTTGTATTTATAAATGTTGTAGCATCTTTAAATCCAGCCATCTCAATCATTTTTGTTAATGTGTTTGCATACTGCTGTAAATTAACCAAAGGATTGTTAGGGCCTAGTGTTTGCATAATCTGTTCTTGTTTTTGTGATAGTGCTGTTAAGACTTGGAACTTTTCTTCGTCAGAGTTTTTAGAAATACCAACATTAACTACCATATCTTTATCAGCATCCCAGTATCTAGGATCGACAGGTATGAACTCGTTGTTAAGTCTCATCATGTCTTGACCTTCTTGGTGTTTGATTACAAGAGAGTTTACAAGTTTAAATAAATCTTTCATTCCGTCAGCAAAGTGACGACATATAAGCTCTACTCTTCCTTGAGCACCAGACATAGTTGCTGATACAGCTGCGGAAGTTGTAGATTGTAATGCTTCTGCGTTTAGTCCAGCGGAAGCCTTAGAAACGCCTGTGCGGTTCTCCTTTGCTTCGTCAAGATAAGAGAGTACAGGGAAGGCTTCTTTACCAACGAAAGGCACAGAGAAAGGCTGAACCATTCCTGGTGCTCTCATTCTTATTGGTTGTCCTATGTCAGTATTAAGAACATCGTCAATATTAACTTGTCCTTCTACTATACCCATTCTCGGGAAGATGGCGTGGCCTAGACTATCAAGGGTATCTCTCATTATCTGAGATTTAGCTGCTTGAATAGGCATCAAGTAGTCCGCGGGGCATGAGCCAATGGAGGTATGTGGCTCTGGATCGGGACAGAAGAGTGTAATAGGTAAATCATCCCAGGGTGTTGCATTAACAATATTTAATCCATTCCCTACAGTGCATACTCTAATCCTTTCATCTATACCATCACCATCTAAATCATAAAAAACATAATGCTCTACATAGAGAACATTTTTACTATTACTATCTGCTCTATCAACGCCAGAAAAATCTGCGTATGGATTTCTTGCTTGTTCTAAATCGTAAGAGTCTTCTTCGACCGCACTTCCAGAACCAGCAAACTGTTCCATTTGTTCTTTGTCATAACCCATGGCTACCAAGTCACTTACGGTCTTAACCATTCTGTGTGCTACATAAGGTGATGAGTTTAAATCTCTAGCGTGTCTTGAAATCAATACTTCTTCAGTTGGGACTGCTTCGATAACCACTTGGTCTTTTGGTTTAATTCTTCTAATTTTTACGTCATAACTAGCTGGTGTTTCTTGTGTCATCTCTTCACCAGTTTCAGGATTCATAATTGTCATGCTTTGCATTTCAATTTTTTCTTCAATCACTTCTACATTAGGGTCAAGAGTAATAGCTTGATAAGCCTCTGGAGAAATATTTGTGTATTCGTGTGTTGATGCGGTAATGCTGTCATCCCAGTAGGCTTTTACATAACCAGTTTTTCTAATAAGTGCGTCTTTGAAAGCATCGTATAAAACTTTGAAGCCTGGATTTTTTTGTTGGATTACATAGTTGATGTAATCTGTTTGTTGTTTGGCTAGGTTTATATCTTCAGGGCCGTGAGGTATAAACTCTACTATTTTGGTTGTACCAAAAAATGTACGCATGATGGAAGGCAACATGAATAGCACGCTGTCTCTAACATCGGTTGATACAAATTCTGATTGCATAGAACTTTGTGCTGTTGGAGAATTACCAAGGTAATAATCAGTAGCATCAGCTCTGTCTTCGTCTATCTGGTCGATAAAGTCTTTAGCGTCATCCATTTCGGATTTAAGTACGCCTTGTAGTTCTTCTTCATTGTAAGAATCTTCTACTTGTAACTCTTCGATTTCTTGATCTTTGTCGTATTCCATAAATTTATCCCACTCTGATTATTCTTGATGTCAAG